CGAACTATCGCGAGTTGTGACCATATATCTATGAGGGTAGGTATATCCAAATTACAATATTAATAATTAAATACATATAAGATTATAAATAATAATCTAACCAATTCCAAAATATAATTAAACGCCTCAATATAATAAACAAATGAGGTAATAATAATGAAAAAAAGAAATGAAACATGTGAAGAATGTAATGGTCACATTTCCTATGATGTAGATGTAGGAGATTTTAGATGTGATGGTTGTGGTATGATTACGGATAATGAAGGCTGTGTATTGTATGATGTACAGGCAATGCAAGATATGTAAACGTAAAATACCAATGAATGAACAATGTGAATGTGAAATAGAAAGTAATAGATTAAAAAAGAATGATGACCAAAAAAGTTATTATGATAAAAATAAAGAAAGTCTTAAGTTAATTAAAAATGCTAGGTGGCGTAAGTTGAGAAAAATGGTAATACATCGTGATGGTGGTTATTGCCAAAGATGCTTCGTTAAATATAAAATGTTTACAGAAGACAATTTACAAGTACACCATATTAAACCTAGAATTGACTATCCAGAATTAGTATATGATGATAAAAATTTAGTTACTCTATGCAAGCGATGCAACTTGGAATTAGGAACAAGTCCTGAATTAGATTTCAAGTTCGAAGTAAGAGATATGGGTTTCAACATTTAAATAGGAGGTAATACAAATGACAAATCATAACTTGCCAGCTTATTTAAGGTTAGCAAATGGTGATAAAAATCATAGTAAAGCCGACCTTGAAAAGATGGTAAACATAGAAGAAAAATTAAAAGGTTCTAATGACAATATTGATAAAGCGCCCGAGACGCTAAGTGAATTAGGTAAAGGGTATTATTACTTCATTGTAAATGAATTAGCAAAAAGAGATATATTATCAGACTTAGATATTCCAATGGTGGAACAAGCTGCCGACTGTTTAGATAAGATGCAATTAGCTGATGAAGTGTTAAACGAAGAAGGCTTATGGATTGATGCTAGAGATTCAAGAGGTAATGAGTTTAAAAAAGAACATCCAGCAGTTAAAACAAAAATGTCATACCTTAATCAGTTTAGATTCCTTTCAGGTCAATTAGGAATGTCACCATCGTCAAGAGCGCAAATGGCTTTGGCGAATGTAGAGGCAAAAGTCGAAGAAGAAAAACCATTAAACAAATTAATGGAAAAGAAAAAACAAAACAGAGCATAATAAAACATACATTTTATCCTTGACAACTTTTACAGTAATGTGTTAAGTTGTATTTAGGAAAAACAAATAAGGTACTTGCACAAATGTGCGAGTATACATATACAATCTTGAGGAGGATTATATTATATGAGTAATGAGTATTTGAAAAGAACAGAAGAAAGTATTACCAGTTATTCGATTAGATTATATAAGAATAGAAAGTCGTACGGTTTAACATTCCAAGAATGTGGTGATTTATTAAATGAGGTTTCGGGGGAAAATTTCTCAGAAGCTAAATGGCGCAGACCAGTACAACATTATATAGAAATTAACTCTTATATAGAAGAAGAAAATCCTACAGGTGTTAACAGTGATGTTTTGGAAGAAATTGAAATTGAAAAAGTTGAATTACAGAAACAGCAAGTTAAAATGAGAGACCAAAAGCGAGAGCTTAACAATTTGATTCGTAGACAGGCTAGGTTGGAACATTTAGAAGACCATTTAAAAGCTTCTACAGAGGCAATAGGATTTGTACCAACACCAATACAGAAAACACCAGAAACAAACAAAGAAGCAATGATTCTGTTGAGTGATTGGCATTTAGGCGCAGACTTTAAAGGTCGATTTAATACATTTAATAAAGATGTTGCACAAGAACGAATAGCTAAAGTAAAACAGAAAACTTATGACAGAGTAATTAAAGAAAACATTCATACACTTCATATTGCAAACTTAGGCGATATGGTACATGGACTAATCCACGTATCAACTAAGATTCAATCAGAAGAAGACGTAATACAACAGGTTATTATGGCAAGTGAATACTTAAAAGACTTTATTAAGACTTTCTTAGATGAAGGTGTTATGGTTGAGTATTACAATGTTACAGGTAATCATGGACGCGTAACTCCAAGCAAGAACGAAGTTGCTGGCATTGAAGAAAACTTTGAAAAATTAATTTTAACTATTTTAGATACAGCGTTTAGTAATTATTTAAACTATAACTCTACAGGCTGTAAAGATGGATTAATTGAAGCTGAAATTGTTGGTAAGAAATTTATTTTAAATCACGGAAATTTCGACAGAAACGCTAATGCAGCGATGAGATTACCTCAGTTACTAGGTTACGTGCCAGACTATATTGTTTCAGGACATATACATCATGACACAAGTAAAGACTTTGGTGTAACAATGCAAATTGTAAACCCTAGTTTAATTGGTGCAGATGATTATGCTACAAGTGGTCGATTTGGTGGTAGACCAGGACAAAAATTAATTATCTTTGATGAAGAAGATATTGACAGTATAACAACAATTAAATTATAATATAATTTGTTTTTCGTACGCTTTTCCAATAAACAATAAGCGTTCCGTTACCGTTCACTCACGAGTTCGGTAGCGATACATAGCAACTTAATTGTTGCTTGATTATTCACTCATATAATCATCCTCTTTCGGCAGTGTAAAAACTGCCGTATACATAATAGAAAATTAAGGAGCATTTAAATGATAAAGTTTTTTCACGATATAAAAATTAAAAAGTCAGACGATATCACAGAGATGTTACTAGCAGGAATAAAAAATACTAGGTTCAAAAACGAAGATGAAGTATTAGACTTTGCAGAGCTAGTTGATAATAAGTTTGGAGAAGTAATCATATTGAGTGATTTCCTTTATTTATTAGATGTTGCTTTTGAACAGATAGAAGAATAATGACCTTACGGAACAACTCTTTGAGAATGTTCCCAAGACCTGAGTGTACAAAAAAACTTATCGAATATCAGACTAGGAGATATTCGATAGCACGATTCCAAGTTACAGGTTAAAGGAATCTTTTACATATGATTATTAAGAGAAGTCTAGTATATCTTGAATATATGTGGATTTCTTTCGCAAGATTTCCTGAGTACAAAAAACTGGCGAGGACGCTAGCTAATGCCACTGAGTTGCAGGTTCGAGGTGGCGATACATAACTCTCAGACTATGCGGGAGTATAAAGAAGTTATAGGTTCCTGTGTTACAAAAAACTTGTTGCTTGCAAACGTATCTACCAAGCGACTTATCTTATCGAGTTAGGTTAAAGGTAAGAATGATTTAAGGTGAGAGGTTAGCTACCTCTTGCTTAATGCTTAGCGACTGTTTGGTCCTACAGTATAATAAGGCGTGGAGTTTTGTTCATTCTTCAAAATGAAAGATGACAAGTAGTTCCGTGGGGTATCTACTATAAAAAGAAGCCCACATACATAGTGATTAAGCTCATTCCTTACGTGGGTGTGAGCAATTACATACGGATTGTAGTAGTCCATTTTTACCATACTATACTCGATTTCCCAGGTCGAGTCTAAATAAAGTAGCTGGGAGCATACATATTACTTTCACAAGTAATTAAAATTAGACAGGTAGGTAGATAGATATGATATTACAAGTGAACAAGAAAAAAGAAGAAGATAAAAATTTTATAGAAAATGGAAGTCATGAGGTTTTTGATGACTTTATTGAGTTGTTATATTCATCAGATATAAAACAAAGAATTATTCCATCAAGTAAATACGAAAGAAAAAGCGGAAAGACAACAACATTGAAATTGTTAGCCGAAAGACATAAATTACCGTATATTTCTATTTCATCAAAAGCAACAGATGTTGCAAATAGTATATCATTAGCACATCAAAACTCTCGAAAAACTGTAATAGTAGATGAGGTAGATTCTGATATGATAGAGAGATTAAATAGACAATGTATATACGCAGTAGGAATTGTTCAAATAGAAAATAAAGATATAAAATTACCTGAAACAAAAAAACACCATAAAACACATAAAATTTATGAAGATTATATTGAAATTTCTAGTATTCAATCAAAAAGTGAAATGGTCACTGCCCAAGCTAGAGATGGAGAAATAAATCTATATAGAGATAAGAAATTTGAACAAAAACGTGATGATAATTATAATTGTTGCAATGAAAACTTTTATATAGACTCAGTGTATTTGTTAGATGATACAGGAAAAACAATTAAAAAATTAATGTAACATATAAGTTCCTTTCAACAACGCAGATGTGATAGTGTAGGTTTAAGTCACATCTTCTATACATAAGAAATTATGTGGGATTTCTTTAACTTAGCGATGACCGTTTTAATGGTTACGAGCTTTCGAGGGTCGGAACACCCTCATACATAATTGCCGTTATCACACGGCAATCATCCCTTTAGTAATATTTGGTTGTAGCAGATTGGTTAATTCCAATCTGTTATTTTTATTTTAATACATATCGCATTTAAGTAAACAAGGAGGTTGATTAAAATAGAGCATAGTGATTATATTTTAAATCATCCTGCCTATAAATACGCTTTAAATGTTGTTAATGGTACTTCTCCAGCGGGGGAGTATATAGTTAAAGAATGTAAAAAGTTTTTACAAGAAATGGATAATGAAGATAGTAAGTATTTTTTAAACGAAGATGACTTAATGTTAATTGATGACTTTTTAAAATTGGTTAAAATGTCAGATGGTCACAGAGTCGGTATGACTGCATATGATTCGTTGGCGCCTTTCCAATGGTATTTCTTAGCAAATACATTAGCTTGGAAACATAAAGCAAATCCAAACAAAAGAAGATATCAAAAATCAGTATTGCTGATAGGGCGTAAAAATGGAAAAACTTTCCTTGTGGGACTTATTTTCATACTACTTCTATTAATGGAGCCAGATTTTTCAGAGTTCTATTCAGTAGCGCCAGATAAACAGTTATCTAGTATTATCAAAGAAGAAATGGGTAAAATGATTGCGGTTAGTCCTGACATTTCAGATGCGTTTTCCGTATTGCGGTCAGAGATTAGATGTGCAGCAACAACAAGTAAGATGGTACCACTTGCAAACAGCGATGGAAGACTCGATGGACGTAAAGCAAATGTGTTCGTAGCAGATGAAGTGGGCAGTTTGCGTGACGCATACCCAATTCGTGCAATGGAATCATCACAGTTAAACATGATTAATAAATTAGGCGTACTAATATCAACAGCTTATGAAACTACTGAAAATGCAATGACAGTAGAAGTTGACCGTTGTGAAAAAGTATTAGATGGTCATTATGATAATGAAAAAATATTTTCACTTATATATAAACCAAACAATCCTAAAGAATGGTATACTGACGAGGCTATTTTAGAAGCCAATCCATTGATGCAGGAGATTGAAGAGAATTTTGAGGACATAAAAGAAAAGAGAGATATTGCAGTTTTAACTCCCTCTGAACGCAGTAACTATTTAACTAAACATTTAAACATATTTATAGATGGGGACGTAGCAGAGCAATACGTTACTATAGATGAATTACGAAAAGGTAGAGTAAAAGAAAAAGAAATTAATTGGAGAGGCAAGGAAGTATACATCGGAGTCGATATGTCGGTTACAAACGATAATACTTCAATTGCTATGGTGCATTATGATGCTGAAAATGACGCATTCTATAATATGTCATGGGCGTTCTTGCCAACCGATAGAGCACAAGAAAAGACCGCAGTTGAACGACTTGATTATTTCTCAATGCGAGATAGTGGTTGGGTCTTCTTTTGTGGAGAAGGAATTATAGATTATAGATTTGTAGAAGATTTTGTAATGAGCCTACCAGCAAAATATGGCGTTATAATCAAAGGAATTGGATATGACAGGCATAATGCAATATCATCAGCAAATAGGTGGTCACAAGAAGGCAAGATAGAAACAACAGTAATTGGACAAAACGGTAACACTTTACATTCCACAAACAAAAAGATTAAAGAAACAATCTTATCAGGTAAGTGGTATTATGAACCAAATGATTTAATGGAAATAAACTTTAAAAA